CATCGCCGTTATGCTTTTTACGCTAATTTTTATATCGTGCTTCTATTCATATCCGGCTTGGCGTTAACTGATAGGCAAACAGTAAACACTAATTCAGCCCTATAGCCAATAAATGGCAGGTTTCAGCCAGTTTTTAGCCCTATATTTTTATTTTCAGCCACCAAATTAGGATAGTTTGTCCAAATCTGGCGCAATTCGGCACAATTTGAGGTGGGCGGGCAGGCTCCAGCCGGGGTACGTACGTATATATATACATATAAACCCACAGATTAGGTATTTTGACTGTTAACCACACGGGTAACTGACAACTCTGTATGCTCAAGCATTGTGCAATTGCCTATTTATTAGGCATATCTAGCCTACCCTACGGGACCATTTCGCCTATTCAAATAAACTACTTGACAAGCCTTATAAAATCTGGTATAATTACTTATAACTAAACACACTTAAAGTGATTACACTTAAATGTCTATATAGTTACTCTATAAAAACTCTTTAAGTATAACACTTAAATGAATCAAAGTTAGTTCTCCCTAAATTTTCTTTGCTAACTCACTTTAACTATAAACACTTATAGTGTACCATTTGTACCAACATATTCGTGCCTATTTAAAGAAAGTTCTTGACAATGGCAAAGAAATCTGTAAAACTATACACAGATAATGTACTTGATGCATTCTATGATGCTATCCGTACCAATTCATTAGAGCGTCTTCATATACCGCATAGCGATGTGTTCTATGTGCGTACTGCATTGGACACTAAGTTCTTCCCACGTACCTTCACACTTAAAGAGACTGAAGATTATATGCGTCTGGAAGGCTGGAAGGAAAAAGATGAGTGATGGAACTCTATACTTTTTTTGTCTTCTTCTCCGTAATCGTAATGCCGGATGGAGAACTTAAATCATTCTCTAAGCATGTGACAGAGTGTCCTGCTATGGAGACTGTACTGGAAATGCATAAGCCTAAGATGGACAGTGGTGAGATTGTAGACTGGTCAGCTACGTGCTTGACAACTCAATTACCATTAAAAATACCAGAAGGACTACGCACATAACATGGCTATACCTGAAAGAGTAAAAACTAAGATGAAAGAAGAGGGGCTGTCTGGCGTTAATAAGCCAAAGCGTACTCCTAATCATAAAACTAAGTCACACTGCGTAATGGCTAAAGAAGGTGACACATATAAATTCATTCGCTTTGGACAGCAAGGCGTTAGTGGTGCTGGGAAGAACCCTACATCCGCAAAGGATAAGGCACGTAAGAAATCATACTATGCACGTCATAATGCACAGGGGAAACCGACCAGCAAGCTGTCAGCGAAGTATTGGTCACATAAAGTTAAATGGTAAGAAGGGAAAGAAGTAATGGCTGAAGCAAATGGAGCATTGGTATCTCTGTACGTACAACGTAACAATGCAATCAAAAACAAAGGTGATGTAGCAGGTCTAAATGCTGAGATTAACAAGTACGTAGAAGATAAAGAAGTTTCTGCTGCAGTAAGACGTGCTAGTTCTGCGGCTGCATCTAACGTGCAAAGCAACAGTAAAGGCGCAGACATTAAAAAGAAAACTAAGAAAGTACCTGTCATCTCTATTGGCGTAGGTATGGCTGAGATGCCTAAGAGTAAAAAGAATAAAGCTGCTATGATGCGTGGTGGTATGGCTAACGGCAAACAACATATGTACGCAGCAGGTGGTGTAGTCAATGACGGACTAAAAGCATTAGCTAAGAAACGCCCGGATGTAGTAGCAAAGATACTCAAGTAATGGTTTTACGTAAACCCCCTGCCATTAAGAAGAAGAAGCCTCGTAACTACCGCAAGGAGTACGACAACTACCACGCTAGACCTGAACAGATAAAGCGCAGGGACAGCCGCAATGCTGCGCGTAACTCTCTCAAGAAAGCTGGCGTAAAGGTAGCAGGTAAGGATGTAGCACACAAGAATGGTAATCCTCGTGATAATAGAAGAGGTAATCTTACCGTAAAATCCCCTAGCAAGAATAGGTCATACCCCCGCACAAGGACAGCAGGTAAACGCAATCCCTATGCATAAGATAGAAGCTGACATACGAAAGTGGTCACATGAGTTCTTAGAAGTACCTAATGAGAAACTTAATGGACTACCGCCATGTCCCTACGCAAAGCAAGCATGGCTAGACAACAAAGTTGTATTCAGTATAAATACAGGGGTAGATGGACTAGCTAAAGAAGTAGCAGACTTTGAGTCCCACGATTATGATATAGTTGTATGGGCTAGTGAAATGTTACCAGAGATGCATTACCTAGACGGGTGGTGTGATGGCGTAAATCAGGCTATGTCTATAGCAGGTAAAGATATACACCTTATGGTGTTCCATCCAGACTACGATGCTGAAGAAGCGGGTCTGGACTTTTTAGTTGAAGATGGTGTAGTAGACAAGAGCCTTATCTACTGCATGGTATTTGTACAGAGGCTATCGCCCTTAGACGATGCAGCATTAAGTCTGGAGAAGTCTGGGTATTATAAACACTTCCCTGTGGATGTGTTTCAATCATTAGTTATAGACAGAAGGAAACTACGTAATGAAAGGCAAAACTAAAATGGCATCTAAGAAAATGATGCGGGGCGGTATGGCAGCTAAGACTGCACCAAAGCGTATGCGTGGCGGCGGTATGGCTAAGATGGCTTCTAAGAAAATGATGCGTGGCGGGATGGCTAAAAAGAAATGAGGAAGAGAATCGTATATTATTTTGGAATGGCCCTGCTTAACATCGGTAAGCCGTTTACTTGTATTGGTAACTGGTTCTGGAAAAAGCACAGAGATGTGCTAGACTGGAATCAGTAATGCCGATACTAGGAGGCGGCTCAAAGTTTCGCACAGAAGTAGTGGCGCTGGGTACTACCAGCAAAACTACTGTGTACACTGTACCTGCAAACTTCTCTTCTCATTTAGAAAACTTGTTTGTGAGTAACAACCATACAGGTAACGTGACTTTGAGTTTGCATTTATTTCATGCTGATGATAACACGGAGTATGACTTATTGACTGCACATTCTATTGCAGGTGGTACATATGAGTCTATCTTTACAGTAGACAGGCCGCTGTATTTACACGCAGGTGACATTATTAAATGCACAGCGGATACAGCAAGTAAGCTAGTTGTTACTACAGCTTGTGAAGAATTTTATGACCCTAATAGGTAGGAGATAGGAGATGGTACGTGTCCCTAAAAAACCAGCAGCCAAAAAGAAAGCCACACAAACTAGAGCGAAAGCGAAACCGACTAGAAAGGTTAGCCTTTCGCAAGGGGGTGCGCCTAAAAGCAAGTCAAGAGTTAATGAAGCTGGCAACTACACTAAGCCCGGAATGAGGAAACAACAGTTTAATCGTATCAAGGCTGGTGGAAAAGGTGGTAATCCGGGTCAGTGGTCTGCACGTAAGGCACAGATGTTAGCTAAAGCATACAAGTCTGCTGGTGGTGGATATAAAAGCTAAATGATTGTTTTTGTACTATACGTGTATTTAGGTGCAACCGTAATAGACAAAACACAAAAATTTATAGACATGGATAGATGCCTCTACTTTGCTGAAAGATTGTCCCGACAACAATCTGTTCCAGCAGGGGATGGTAAAAGAGTAAAAATAACTGCAGTATGTAGACCTGAACCCAAGTAGGAACCAACCAACATGATTGCCGAAACCCTCGCAGGTATAGCACTTGTAAAGAGTGCAGTAGATGGTATTAAAGGTGCTATCAGTACAGCTAATGATATAAGTGATATAGCTAGTCATATAGATAATCTATTTGCTGGCGAAAAACAAATTCAACAAGAACGTGCTAAGAAAGCTGGCGTAGGTATAACAGACCAGTTTGGCGTAAACAATGTAGCGCGAGATGTTATTGATTCTAAGATAGCAGCGGAAAAGCTACAAGAAGTAGCCACTATGGTAGACATGCGATTTGGACATGGCACATGGAAGGGCATACTAGCGGAAAGACAAAAGCGCATACAAGAAGCTAGAGAAGCTGCACTTAATGCTAAACGAGAAGCTATAGCAAGACAAAATGAAATTATGGAAAATGTAAAGATTGCAGTAGGAATAGCTGTGACTACTGTAATTGCTATAGGATTTTTTATATTTGCTTTGACTGCATCTGCAATGACATATTCATTATTTACTTGACAATTAGATTTATAAGTGGTATAACTGTATTATGAAAAAACCTCAGAAGAGTTTAGCTAACTGGACAAAACAAGACTGGAGAACAAAAAGTGGAAAACCCTCCAAACAAACAGGGGAGCGTTATCTACCGGCATCAGCGATTAAAGCCTTATCGCCAGCGGAATACTCCGCTACCACCGCCGCTAAAAGAAAAGGAACTGCTGCTGGTAAGCAATTCGTCAAGCAGCCTAAAGCGATATCAAAGAAAACCGCGCAATTCAGACGAGGAGCCTAATGCTTAATTTACTTATTGGACCTATTGCAGAAATAGCTGGCACATGGATGTCAGGTCAAGTCGAGCAGACTAAAGCCAAAGCGCAGACTAAGGTAGCTAAAGCGCAAGCAGAAGCTATCGTTATGCAGAAGAAAGCTACTGGCGAAATTGATTGGGACTTGGAGATGGCTAAAGGGTCAGCTAACTCGTGGAAAGATGAGTGGCTGACTATTCTATTTAGTATCCCCCTTATCCTAGCGTTTGTACCCGGCATGGAAGATGTAGTAGCAAATGGATTCGCAAGACTCAACGAAATGCCTGAATGGTATCAATACTCACTTGGAGTTATCGTTGCGGCTTCTTTTGGAGTTCGTTCAGCAACTAAATTCTTCGGTAAAAAATGATTACGGTAGAGCAATTCCTTGCTTGGAAGATATTGCCTCGCTGCATGATGCTGGCAAGCACAGTTATGTCTTGGCGATGTGCTGAATGGTTCATGGAACTAGACACGCCTACTGCTGCCCAGAGTGCGTTTGTATCTGTAGTAATGGGTGTAATGACGGGTGTATTTGGTATTTGGATGGGACATGAACATAAGGGAGATACAGTAGTTGAAAAACGTGTCTCCCCAAGTAAATAAAAGCCCCTGTGTAGGTATTTGTGTATTAGACAAAGACAGAATTAAATGTATCGGCTGTGGCAGAACTATAGACGAAATAATTAACTGGGGTAAAAACGCAAGTGAAATACGATAGAAACATTCTTATTGAGAAACTAGTAGTAAGCGAAGGCTTGCGGCTACAAGTATACAAAGATACACTAGGAATTGATACTATAGGTATCGGACGAAACCTAGAAGACCGTGGTATAACTAAAGAAGAACTAGATTGGATGGACATACCTAATATAGATGTCGTCTACGAAATGGGTATCACAGAAGCTGATGCGGTCTATCTAGCAACGAATGACGTACAGATAGTCGAAGAGGAACTGGTACGTGCGCACCCTTGCGTGGACAGTCTGGACGCTGTACGTCAGCTTATTGTCATAGACATGGCGTTTAATATGGGTGTACCTAGACTTTGTAAGTTTAAGAATATGTGGGCGGCTATCCATAATGAGGACTACCCAACTGCAGCAAAAGAGATGTTAGACAGTAGGTGGGCATCTCAAGTAAAGGGACGAGCTACTAAGTTGGCTAATGCAATGCATAACGGAGAATTTTAAATGGGTTATCTTGGTGACAGCAAAGGTACTAAAGGACAAACATATTACTCAGGTAGTAATCCTAAAAAATCTATTGCTAATAAAATAGGGTTTGGTAGCACCGGAAAAAATAATAAACAATCGGATGGATTTTTTGATATGGCTGTTAAGTATGTGAAAAGAGCAGTTAAGGAAATAACAGACTAATGACACGACAACTTACAGATAAACAACAGACACTACTCAACGTACTCTTTGAAGAAGCTGGCGGTGATTTAGTGCAAGCAAAGAAACTGGCAGGATATGCTGACACTTCTAGTACTTTAGAAATTGTTAAAGGTCTTAAAGAAGAAATACTTGAGGCTACTCAAATGTACATGGCACGTAATGCGCCGAAAGCAGCGATGGCTATGGTAGGTGGGTTGTATGACCCAACTGAACTAGGTATACGTGATAAGATGGCTGCAGCTAAAGAACTACTTGACCGCACAGGTTTGGTTAAGACTGAGAAGATGCACGTAGAAGCATCTGGGGGTGTCATGCTTATGCCACCTAAAGCTGTAGTAGAAGACGATGACTAGAAGCATAGGCAAATGGAAACTTCCACAGCCAACAGATATTAAAGAACAGAACGAGTGGGTAGCCATACCACGTATTGCACGTACAGTACCATTCGGATACAAACAGGATGAAGCAGACCCCGACCTTCTGAAACCTATACAGATTGAATTAGATTTACTTGAGAAGGCACGTAGCCACGTAAATCAATACAGTTATCGTGAAGTAGCAAACTGGCTAAGTACACAGACAGGCCGCTACATATCCCATGTAGGGTTAAGGAAAAGGTTAGCTAATGAGCGAAGACGTAAGAACCAAGCTACAAGCATCCGCAAGTGGGCAGAATATGCGGAAAAGGCAATCGCCAAAGCGAAAGCCCTTGAAGAAGAAAGAACAGGTTCAAGAGCCAACGGTTGAGATACAACCGATAGAGTACGAAACACAGGCTATAGAAGAGACAGCTAATGTACTCTTTAAGCCTAATCCCGGCCCACAGACAGATTTCTTAGCTGCAGCGGAACGAGAGGTGTTATATGGTGGAAGTGCTGGCGGGGGTAAGTCCTATGCTATGCTCTCTGACCCACTACGCTACATGGGGCATCCCGCATTTAGTGGGTTGCTTTTGCGACACACAACAGAAGAGTTAAGAGAACTCGTATTCAAGTCGCAGGAGTTATATCCGAAAATCTGGCCCGGTATTAAGTGGTCAGAAAGAAAGATGCAGTGGACTGCGCCATCTGGGGCAAGGTTGTGGATGTCTTATCTTGACAGAGATGATGATGTCTTGCGTTATCAGGGTCTAGCGTTTA